GTCCGTACATCCATGCAGCTCGCCTCCGCGCAGGCCCAAAAGACCAGCGCTTCAACCGGGAAACAACAAGCCGACCCCATTGGGGCAAACTTGTTGAGTCGCACTACTTTTCCATTCGGAAGGTCGGTTGTCTCGCTGCGACATGCAGCAAAACACTCCACCCAAGCTTGAGGGAAAACAAGTTCCACAAGTCTGAGGGACACCCTATCGGATGCTTCCGATAAATCGATTGTCGCATACTCGCCGGTTTTACTACCCCAGCGAGCCAACTCACGATTAGTCGACTGGTCACTGAAATTGACGTAACCAGAGGTCAAGTAATGGGTTTCGATAACCTCGTATAGCAACCCCATGAGGCCCTGTTGAATATACATATGTTCAACGGGCTCACATGAGATTATGCGGGGTCCTCGAGAATCCTTTGGCACAAGACATACTCGTGCGTGGGGATCGACTATTATTTCTGCTTTCTCCAAAGAATCAATCTCATCGACAAGGTGAGAAGGGGAAAAGTAGAAATGACTGTCATAAGGATAGACGGAGTCTAGTTTCTCAATATAACGAAACTTCCTCCACTTGTCCTTATTAGCCGTGCGGCAAGCGGTTGCACCGCCTCCATGACATGGGCGAATTAGCCTAGGATCTGTATTACACAAAACTTCGGCTATTAGACGCTTCATGTTCCTCAAAAGTGTCCCAAGAGAGTGTTTATTTCCCTCGTTAACTTCCAAAGAAGGTAAACCAGAATCAGTCTTTGTAAACTGATCCAGGAATTCCTCCACGACCTGTTCGTCATAGTCAACCTCGTATTTATAGAATATGAGCGTTAGCTGACGCACACAATCTACGGCTACGGAGTCACCTCCTATTGCACTCTTGATGGCCTTCCCTAAAAAGACGGGAAGTCCGGATACGACACCAGTATGGGAACAAGTCGCCTTAGAGCTACAACATTCGTCAAGAATGTATAGCTTGTGGTCGCTCGTCCATCCATCAGGCTCGGTCCAGTCGCCAGTGGCGAAAAAGCTATCAAGGGCTTTCCCTATTCGGGGAAGCGTAGTGGTCAAGAAGGTTAGACCCTCTTTTTCAACCCGCTGCCGGAAAGTCTTAATGTCCTTCGTACCGACATAAGGCTGATAACGTTGGTGAGACGCTAGGTGGCACCACAAGGATGCCAGGCTTTTCAGGCCACCATTAATCATGGAAAACCTCCAGAGTCATACTAGCGCTTGCCAGGGAAGCACTATCCCACCGTCTACAATCCGCACAGACCATAGACAATACGTTTTGACCCATCCGGGCTTTACAACCCCGGAAAATGAACGGCTTAGAATTCTCCGTTCAGGATCGCATCGATATTGGCGTTTGTGCCACCTTCAATACAGAAGTCAACCAACTTGTTGACTTCCTCCTTGACGATGGCGTTTGTCAATGCAGCGCTGGGGGGTCGGACGATGTTGATATAAACACTCAACGTCGCCGGCACTAAAAGCGCGTCAACTTCGGTTCGATTGAGCCGAAAGACGTGTCTAGCTTCTCCACCTTTCCCAATGGTATGGCCCACAAATATGGACTTGTCATTGGGCGGCGTAAGACCCGCAACAGAGTACTCGCTATGATCGGCGTCGGCGAACTTTAGAACATAGTTCGACAGGTTCGTATCAACGTCGGTAGCGGTATCCTTAGAAAGTGGAATAGGATTGGCAAGCATCAGCACTCCTCCCCTCTAAGAGGGTTCTTTAAATGTAGCGTTTGCTACAGGGCATTGAGCGGATATTTCCCGCTTACAGCACGGCCGTGAAGCCGCACGTGAACTGGATGGACCAATGGTAGGTCAAAACGAGTGTGTCACTATGTCATCTAGACCATAGTGGTATGCTCGAAATGCCTTGCCAGTCACAGAGTTAACCTCCCTAAAGAAGGTATTAACTTTGTGCCCACCCAAAACCGCGCCCAAACTCACACCGAGTAGGGCTTGGTTTGCTGTAGGCCACTTAGCCTTGAGTGACGCGAAAGTAGCGTAATCAGGCTTCATCGGCAGACGATGAAAAAATGTCTGTTCCGACCAAGTGGCTGCAGTCTGTCCTGGTTTAACTGTCTGATTAACATCAGAGAAAAAGTTTGTCCAGGACGTGACGGTTACCTGCTCTTTGTATTGCAAATAAGTAAGCAATACATTGATTGGGAGTTCCAGGGCCTTATGTCGATACTGTTCCAAGAAATCTCCAACGTTGCTAAACCAATCAACAACGAAAGAGAACGGAATAGCGTCCCATATGATCCCGGGATTAAGTTCTACGCCTGCGACCGTTAATAGGCCGCGTAACGTGATGTCAATCTCGCTCATCGCTAAGATGGGCAAAGGCTGATAAACCATGTATGCGTGAACCTTGCGGGCTACTTGCCCAGTCCAATTTGTCCTTGCATAAGGAAGAAAATTGGTACTTCCCAACTTGTCTCCGCGATCGTTCAGAACGGTCTTGCGTGCGTTTATTAAGACGCCTCGCTTACTTCTGAACTTAGCCAGTTCCTTCCTCAGCCCGAGCATTCCATCCAATAAGCCCAACATATCACCCGCTGTGGGTTTTATGCCAAACTTATATCCGATGTACTGCTTCGCCAAGTTCGTAACCAGCGAGTGAGTACGATTCCACTTTGTGACAAGTGTTCCTAGCTGCCTCCAATCGATTATATCGTTGGGCAGCGAGAATTTCTTGAGGTCGGGTGTCAAGTCAATTACTGCTTGATTTATCCAACCTAGAGCGTTGTTGTTTAGGAGTGCTGGCCCGAGCGTTAAGCCCGTAGCCATCCTAAACTCACTCTCACCTAAAGTGTGTCTCGATTCTGCTAGAGTCTTATGCGTACTATAATATTCAGTACGCGCAAGTCCCCCCGGCGGCAAGGTATTAATTTGCGCCGGGGCATTGGTATCTCCAATGTAGCGTCTAGTGTATTTGGTGTGCTGACAAAAGTTTGCACCCTGGCGAGTATGCCCAGGAGTGCCACCAGAGTAAGCAATTGTTTCAGTCCTACGAAGCACCTCAACGGTGTTAGTTGGACCAGTACTGATCAAAGTCCCCGACGAGTTATATTGCTTGTCGCCGACAAGATTTAGCACTGTTGAAACAACTGGTTTCGATTTTTGGACGGGGTACTTTGCCCCAGTCTTCTGTCGAATAATCACCATAAACACAACTCCTCTCTCGAAGTCTCAGGTGTCGCTCTCGCGACGAAAGGGTCCTCCGGGTGTTACCCCGGAG